CTGATAATGGAATAACTGTTTATCGTAGATTTGATGAATCAGATGCAAGTAAATCGAATACAGAAATATACATTCAGAAAGTTAAATCAAAATATATAGGTAAATTAGGCAGGATTGATTTCAGTTATGATATTAACATTCAATCATATACTGAATTAAATATTGCATTATATTAAATAGGAATCAGGATGGAATACAATAATGATTTTAGATATGATTTAGAAATTGGTAGAATAGCTAAAAAGAAAATAAATAGTAAATTGTTTTAATTATGGATTAAGGTTATGGAAGCAATAGGAAGCATTAGCAATATGGTAGTACCAAATTATGAATGGACACCAATATTATATAAAAATGAAAAAAAATTGTCTGAATTAATAAAGGATGAAAAGGATTTATTATTCCATGGCAAATTAGATGTAATTAATAATGTATTAAAAATAGCATCTAAATTTACAGGATTAGATGAAAATGAATTACTGAATATTGATAATGATAAAAAAAATAAGTACTGTGGAATTATTGGTGCATATTTGCGTAAATATCATGATGTAACTGAATATACATTAGTTTTTAATTATGGTGCATCAAAAAATATATATTACTTGTCAAAAAATTACACTAAATTAATGCGGAAATCTGAATATAGAATGCTATTTTATACATTGTTGGATTCTCATGGATAATAAAGATATATTAATATTTAGACATCAGTTAATATTACATAATATTGATATTCCTGAATCAGAATATATGTTTGCAAAGGAATTGAAACGCAAATTTAGATTTGATTACTGTTACCCTAAAAAGAAATTAGCAATTGAAATAGAGGGCGGTATCTGGATAAATGGAAGGCATAACAGAGCATCAGGATTTATAAAGGATATGGAGAAATATAATATTGCATGTGTATTAGGTTACAGGATATTAAGATTCACAATACAGGATTTAAACAAAGAATCCACATATATAACAATTAAAGATGCAATATCAAACGGCGCATGATATACCATGCAATAACACTAAGAAAGGACTTTAATGAGTGATAAAGTAAACAGTAATTGGGGTTACACAACGCCATTACAAAAAAGATTTAAAGTAGGTGATAGAGTTAAAATATCAACTTGTAGCGAATTGATTGCACACACACCAGCTACAATTATTGAAGTGGGTAGGCACGATTATTTGATAGAAGATGACACCTTACAAAAATACGTTGTGTATCAATTTGAACTTTATCAGTAGTCGCAAATATATGCTAAATATGCGACAAAAGGAATAAGACATGGAACTTAAAGCAGCAATTGAAATACTGGAATATCACCAGCAATGGCGGTTAGGTAAACGTGAAGATATGATTCATGAACCGAAAATATTAACAGAGGCAATTGACGTAATACTTGAAGCGGTTAAAAAATTGCATTTAAATGATGATTGCAATAATACTTGGTCAATATCATGGACAGATTGTCCAACTGATGAAAACAATAATGGATAAATAAACTATGCATATAAATAAATTAAAACTGCCTGATAGGGTATTAAATGAATTGCCTGATATTATTAGTAAATATGAAATAAATACTAATTTAAGATTAGCGCATTTTTTAGCGCAGGTACATCATGAATCAGCAGGGTTTCATCTAACTGATGAAAATTTAAATTATTCAGCAAAACGATTATTAGAAGTATTCCCTAAATATTTTAAATCAGCTGAAATTGCTAAAAAGTATGCACATCAACCAATGTTATTAGCATCATATGTATATGGTAATAGGATGGGCAATGGTGATGAATCAACACAGGAAGGTTTTAAATTTATTGGGCGTGGTTTTATTCAGTTGACAGGGAAAAATAATTATATTGCATTTGATAAAGAGGTTCAGGATTCAGTAATTGATAATCCTGATTTAGTATCAACAATATATCCTTTATTATCTGCGGGTTGGTATTGGGATACACGTAAATTAAATGATATTGCAGATTTAGGAGCAGGGACAAATGTTGTTAAATTAATTACAAAAAAAATTAATGGTGGTCTGCATGGTTTAGAAAGTAGATGCAGGTTATTTTTATTTTACTTCCAACAATTAACTAATGAGAAATAAAGTACATACATATAGTGAATATTTTTATCTTTTTTTATTGTGGTCAATGATTGCATTTATTATGTCAATTATATTACAAGTAATTATATATATATTTTAGGATTGAATAAATGAAATTTGATTTAGAAGGTAAATTATCTGATGTAAAACCTACGCAACAAATAACAGAGAAATTTAAAAAACGTGAATTTGTTGTTGAATGTAGTGATGGTAATTATACTGAATTTATAAAATGCGAAGCAACAGGCGAAACGACATCTAAGTTAGATAATGCAAAGATAGGAAGTCAGGTAATTGTACAATGTGCATTAAAAGGCAGGTACTTTAATAAAAAAGACGGTACACAGGGGCATGCAAACAATATCATTGCATATAATATTCAGGCAAAACAAACAACATTAAATGAACCTGAATCTGTATATAGTAAAGAGGAATTAGGAATACCATTTTAATTATGTTTAAAAAAACTAACAAAGGATATATTTATATATCTGATAATAATTGTTTTGAAAAGGCAACATTATCTGTAGGTAATGATAATAAATGGATTCTGAAATTGTACAATGATAATAGTGTATCATTAATGTTAAGATTCCCAAACACAATGGACTCTGATGATGCAATTAAACGTGCATCAGAGTATTTAAGTAATTATATACCTGATATAGATGATGAATTTACAAGCTAAATCGAACGGTTGTATTGTCCAGATTGATATATTGGATTCAGGTGTTATGCATACAGTAAATGGTGAGGAACTAACACCATTAGAAATTAGTAAATTGGCATTATATTATTCATTAAATATGGAATTAGAAGCATGCAAAGAATCAGAGGAATTATAAAAAATTTATTTGAATATATTACAGTACATCCATTAGCATCATTTGTAACTGTATTATCATTATTAACATCATTAATTGCAATGGTGGTGATTTATAAAATATCAGGTGCGTTTATCAACCTAATATTATTGTTTGTTGAATAAATGCTAAATGCTGATTATTACGCTGTGAATCGTATCACAGTAACAGATAATGTAATTACGATAAAATGTATCAATAATAATTTACCGTTGCGTAGTGAGCTTATAAAGTACAAAAAAAAGGTATTTATAGTGGTTTATGTTGAAAATATGTTCAATGATGAATATTATGCACGATGTGAAATATATAATGGAATATATACATGATAGATGTTAAAAACATAGGAATTTGCATTGCTTCAGTAAACAATAAATGTACACCTGTATTATTAACATCAATCAAAGAATATGTACATATTGATATTGATGTTTATTTATGTGTTAATGATTATATCAATCATGGATTGAATCATAAGGTAATACAAATACCTAATATATATAATTCATTTGGGGATGCATATAATAAAGTAGTTCAGGAAGCATTTAAAACAAAGGAATATGTATTAATCTGTAATGATGATATTGTATTTAATCCTGATACCATTAATGATTTATTAATGAATGTTACATTGATTCAGGGAAACGATGGATTTGATACAATGGGATATTTAGCCTGTAGAACAGATTTTGCAGCAGGTTTACAAAATATTAGAATGCATGATAATACTAAAAATTTAGGCAATAAATATGAAAATGAATATTATGTTATGTTTAATACTGTCAAAATATCCCCAATATGTGCATTAATATCAAAATCAGCATGGATTGATTTTAAACCTATTAATTATTTCTCTGATGATATACAATGTTCAGATATAAGAAAAAAAGGTTATAAACATTATATTGGTACATTCTATGTACACCATGTAGGTTCGCAATCATTGGATACACAAAAAAACGAAATTAATAAGGCATTGGATTGGATGAAAATACATGATAAAGAAAATTACAACATTTACAAGGATGTATATTAATGGATGAATTGCCACCATGGTGCGACCCTGAATTATTTGATGAATTAGCAGGAATACTCGAATATGATGCTAAATTAAATAGGAATAGAGCAGAGTTCATGGCATTGATTATATTAGCTGATAAGATGTTTAATAATAAAGATGTAAAAATAAATTAATAAACAAATTTATTTATCCCCATTATTATTTTGCATTATTAAAATTGATATATTATATCCTGAATGATTTCTATTCCATTCCTGCCCTCAAAATTCAGGGTTTTTTATTTATAGAATGGAAGCCCTGAATTATTAATATAAATACGAAAATGGATTATTTTGAATTAGTAAAAAATATAACAGCATCAGCAGTTAGTATTGTTACATTAGGATATTTTTTAATTAGATATTTGCAAAAAAAAGATATTGAATATTCTAAAATAATATGTGATACTATTAAAGATGCGACATCCAAAGCGTTCCAAGTTGCAACAATAGAAGTTAGGGTTCGTGAATTAGAGGATGCGGAAAAAAAGAATACTGAAGCAATTAAAGAATTAGGATTACAGTTAAATTCAAGATTAGACCAATTATTTATTGTAATGGCATCCATTAAAAACCATAATGAACAATAAAAATATAATATTTGGTTTTAAGGGGTTGAAATTAACAACGCCAAAGGCTATGCAACGCCTTGGGATGGCATTGGCGGCATCAGGTACAGCAGGTGCAGGTATTGCATATATTATGGAATATGAACAGATTGCAACAATATGCATTGTTAGTACCATTTTAGGAACATTTATTAGTCAAATGTATGGAGAAATCAAATAATGAGCAGACCAATTATAAATAAATTGCAATTAACTAATATTATAGGTTATGATATTAGTAAACCATGTATTGTTGGTATTAGGGGTTTTTTCCTGAATCAAATGGGCGAAAAAAACAAAAATGATAGGGGCATTTATGATGATGCATTATTTATATATGATGGATTGAATATCACAGGATATAATGCAAATGTTGACCCATCTAAATTTGGTATAAATCCTAAAATAGGTAAAGGATATGCAAATTTAGAAGTTGGTGAATATCAGTATAAATTAGGAATACATGGATTAAGTAAAGATGTATCTAAACAATACGAAGCATTAGTTCAGCATCAAAAAGTAGATGTAATAAGGGATGATGGTAAAGAGGAAAAAGGGTTTTTTGGTATCAATATCCATAGGGGCGGTATTAATGGTACATCATCAGAGGGATGCCAAACAATTACACCATCACAATGGATTGAATTTATTACTCATGTTAAGGGTATATGGACAAAATCAGATATAATAACATATATATTGGCAAATCAACATGTTTAGGGATAAACTAAATATTGTTATTTACAAAGGTGAATCATTTTCAATTGTGTTTGCATTAAAGGATTCAACAGATGCATCAATTGATTTAACAGGTGCATCAATTAGTTCAATTTGTAAGGATAAAAGTACAAATAATACAATATTTACATTTACAAGTGTAATTAGTGTACCATTAACAGATGGTGAATTTACATTATCATTACCTGCAAATACATCTGAATCATTAATTGCATCTAATAATTGTAGTTATGATGTAAAAATTACATTTGCATCAGGAAGTATTGTCAAGTGGATTTCAGGTAATGTACAAATAAAGGAATCAATTACATCATGAGTTTAGTGAATTTAGATACAATTGGCAATTATGTAAAAATACAATGGAATGGAGCATTAACATCGACATTGCCTATGGTGGTTGGTGAAATTCCATCAGGTAATATAAATGGAATTAATGCAACATATACAAGTGCATATTCATTTATTCCTGAATCAGTTGAAATATTTGTAAATGGCATACAGGCAACAAAAAATGTAGATTATACAACATCAGGTGTATCAACAATTATATTTACTTATTCACCTGCTGTAAATGATATTATTAGATTAAATTATAATAAGGCATAATATAAATGGCAGAAACGCAAATAGCAGGCAGGCAAATAAAAGATAATGCAATTACTGATGCAAAGATAGCAGCAGGCGCAAATATAGCGACATCTAAATTAGTTGATGGTTCTAATTTTATAAAAAAAGATGGTTCAGTTGCGTTTACAGGCGCAATTAGTGTTGGTAATCAATATATAACTAATGTTCAATCACCTAACAATGCAAATGATGCAGCAAATAAATCATATGTAGATACATTAATTAGTAATTTATCTACATTGTATAAATATCGTACAGTACATGCAGCATCCACAGCAGATGTAATTTTAGGAGCACCACCATCAACATTAGATGGACATACGTTAAATGTAGGGGATAGAATATTATTAAAAAATCAAAGTGTAACTTTACAAAATGGAATTTACATATACAACGGTTCAGGAATAACAATTACACGTGCACCTGATTCTGATATATATTCAGAGGTAACAGGTTCATTGGTATATGTTGAAAATGGAACAACTCAGGCAGATACTAGATTTTTTTGTACATCTAACACAGGCGGTACAATTGGTATTACTGCAATTACGTATGTACAGGATACAGGTGCAGGAATCACATCAGCAAACTTTGTGGTTGAGGAAATTCCATCAGGGGCATTAAACGGTTCAAATGTGACATACACATTAGCATTTACACCTGTAAGTGGCAAAGTAAAACCATTTTTAAATGGCATCAGGTTGCGAAGCGGTGCAGGAAATGATTATACAATATCAGGTTCAGTTATTACCATGGCAACAGCTCCAACATCTACAGATGTATTAACAGTTGATTACATCAAATAATAGAAAGGAATAGGAATGCCAAGTACATCAATTAAGACATCACAAATTAAAGATGATGCGGTTACTTTTGATAAAATAGAAAATGCATCAGCAGAAAGTGTTTTGATAGGGAGGGGTGCAGGTAGTGGTGGTGGCAATTACCAAGCAATTACAGTTGGTAGTGGACTAAGTATGTCGGGTACTACATTAAGTTCAGCAGGGGGCGTTTCTGATGGTGATAAAGGTGATATTACAGTTAGTGGTTTAGGAACTACATGGACAATAGATAATTTAGCAATTACAGCAACTAAAATAGCAAATAATACAATTACAGGTTCAAAAATATCAAGTTCCGCAGAAATTGCACTATCCAAATTAGCTACACAATCAACATCGCAATTAGTTGGAACATCAGCAAGTTCAGGAACAGTTACTGCCATAACACTAGGTTCAGGTTTAACCATGACAGGCAGTACACTAAGTGCATCAGGTGGTGGTGGGGCGACATCGCAAACAGCATTTAAGGCAGCAGATGAAACAACTAATACTAGTTCAGGTACATTTAGTAATGATACAAATTTAGCAATCACAGTAAGTGTTACAGGTTGGTATAGTTTAGAGGTATTCACCATATCAACATGTGCAAGTAGTATTATTTTCGGGATAGTTGCGAATGCTGGGAGCGCAAAAATAGCAAGTGTGACTGCTGGAGGTTACAATTTAGCTAATTCACCAAATGTTGGTGAATCAAATGCAAGTACAAATGGTTTCACAAAAATAAACGGTATGCTGAATTTAACTGCCGGTGATATAGTGCGTCTATCTTATTACAAGGCTGGGGGTGGTGATGTTACAATTAAAGCAGGTTCGTTTATGAAAATTGAAAAGGCTAATTAAAGAGGTTTAATATGGAATTCATTGCAACGCAAAAAACATCTAATGAAAATATAGTTACTCATACATGGAAAGCTACAGACGGTACATTACATGGTATATGTGTGGATAAAGATGTAAGTATTGAAGATGCATACATACAGATGATTAATTATGTTGAATCAACAGAAATAATATAAGTGACAGACCAAATACCTAGAATACGATTAACAGAGGATGAATACAGGGCGATTATGCAACGTCGTGGGTGTGATGTTGATTCGTATTCATTAGATGAATGGTTGATTGAAATGCCTGATGGTAAAGATGAAATTAAAAATGATATTGTTATACATGGCAGGACAGCGGTACTATCTGATATTCACTTAGGGTTTCATTGCAAAGAATCATTATCTGCATGTATTCAGTATTTGAAAAAAGAGGATATAAAAAATATTGTATTAAATGGTGATACAATAGATGCACATAGATTAAGTAAATGGAATAAATCCGAAAATGATTTACCATTTTCAACTGAATTAACAATGTGCAAAAAATTTATGAGAAATCTACAAAATACATTTCCTGATGCAAAGATGTATTTTAAAATTGGAAATCATGAGGATAGATTGGAACAATTTATTCAGAGAAATGCACTTGAAATTGCAGGATTAATAGATTTTGAATTTTTACTAGAATTGAAAAAAAATAATATTGAATTGGTTGAATCATTGACATACATGAAAATTGGTAATACGTATTTATTGCATGGGCACGAAATTAAAGCATCAGGCTCAAATCCTGCATCATCAGTATTAAATAAAGTGTTAACAGATTGTGTAATTGGGCATGTACATAGAACAGATACAAAGGTTCGTAAAACAGCTGATGGAACATATATTACCTGCCACACAGTTGGTACATTAGGTAAAACAGTAAGGGCATACCATAGGCAATCAGATTCTAATAATGGTTTTGCAATAATAGAGGATGATGGATATGTTATTAACAAAAGAATTAAAAACGGGATTGTATTACAATGACAAATAAAGATTATTCGATTTTTGTATTAATCCTGATGATTGTTATATGTTCACTTATTAACTATAGTGGATGTATTGATAATAGTAATAATCATATTGATACTGTTAAATCAGTTCAGGTAATTGATAGGCCTGTTACCATTAGGGATACAATTAAAATAAAAAGTATCAAAGTACTGATTAAAGATACATTGATTAATGCAGACGTTTTACCATGTGATTCATCATTTATTGTTGTTAGTGATACCATAGTAACAAATACACATGATACGATTAACATAGGGTTTAATCATATAAATGATAGTTCCTTTTTCAATATGAATTTTAGACCTAGAAAGGATACTATATTAACAAATACAATTACTATTCCTGAATCTAAATCAGATTATAATTTATTAATTGGTACATTTGGGATTGGTTTATTTTTGGGCATATTATCAGGATTTACAAAGTAATGCAAGTATCTTTAATTAGACCTAATCCAAATAATCCGAGGCATATTAAAAAGGATAAATTTGATAAATTGGTTAAGAGCATTAAACAATTTCCTGAAATGTTAGAAGCAAGACCATTAATACTAAATAAAGATAATGTTGTATTGGGTGGTAATATGCGTTTAAAGGCATTGCAAAAGGCGGGTATTACTGATGTACCTGTTATTCATGTGGATTGGGATGCTGATAAAGAATCTGAATTTATTATTAAAGATAATTTATCATATGGTGAATGGGATTATGATATAATTGCAAATGAATGGGATGTAATTAAATTAGATGTTTGGGGTTTTGATTTACCTGTTAATACTGAATTAGATGCAATAGATAATAATGATATTGATGGTGTTAGCAAAGTGTATAGTATTAAAATAATATTTGATGATGCTGAACAGTTGCAACATGCTGAAAATGACATACAGGAATTAATAGATAGAAAATATAAAAATGCAAAAATGGCAATTAATATAAATGGAATATAACTAATGGCATATGATAAAGAATTAATATTTAATCAGGCATTAGATTTAATTAGTAAACATAATCTAATATTTATTGATGATGTATTAAATTTATTGCCAATACATCCATCTACATTTTACGAATGGTATCCATCAGGTTCAGAGCGTAATGAAATTGTAAAATCTGAAATAAACAAAGTACGTATAAAGATGAAAGCAAATATGCGTAAAAAATGGTACGAATCTGATAATGCATCATTACAAATTGGTTTAATGAAATTATTAGGCACAGAGGATGAATGCAATAGATTAAGCGGTAACATGCAACAGAATAAGACAAGCGAAGTATACACTATCAAATGGAATTCATTAGATGCAAATTGATGTATCATTACATACTGCACAAACTGAAATTATCAAAAATCGTAAAAGATTTAATGTTATAAGATGTGGCAGGCGTTTTGGTAAATCTACATTAGCATTTGCATTAGCATTAGAGACTATGCTAACAATACCCTATGCATCAGTATTATATACTGCGCCATCTAACGAAGATTTGAAAGGAAGGTATCAGGAAGCAAAACAAATGTTTTTGCCATTAGGCGCAGAATGCAAAGAGGGTGAAATTAAGTTAGGAAATAGCGTATTAAATTTAAAAGGTATTTGGCGTGCAGATGCATTAAGAGGTAATAAATATCATGTTGCAATATTAGATGAATGGGGGCATTGTGATAATGCGGAGGATGCATGGAATTTTGTCATAAGACCAACGTTAAATGATTATAAAGGAAAAGCATATTTTCTGTCAACACCAAAGGGCAAAAACCATTTATATACATTAGATAGACATTCTGAATCATTTGAGGATTGGAAATCTTTTCATTTTACATCGTATGATAATCCTTTAATTGATAATTCAGAAATAGATTCACAAAGGGATTTATTACCATCATTAGTATTTGCGCAGGAATATTTAGCAGAATATGTTGATAGGGATGCTTCTAAAATAAAAAGGGATTGGATTAACATCAGTAACAATAAGGAATGCATTGCGTTCTATATTGGGGTTGATTTGGCGATTGGATTAAATGACAACAATGATTATACTGCAATTTGTGTAATTGGTATCACAGCTGAAAAGGAAATAGTAATACAGGAAGTTAGAAGGGGGCGTTGGTCTTTTGTAGATATTGGGAATCAGATAGTAAGTGCACATGATAAATGGGCACCTAGAGTTGTTGCAGTTGAATCAAATCAGGCGCAGGCATGGTTAGTTCAGGAATTGAAAAGAAATACGAACATGAACGTTTTAGGGGTGCATTCAAGTAAGGATAAATTAATACGTTTTCAACCTGTAGAGGCAAAATATGAACGTGGTTTAGTATATCATGTTCCACATTTATTACCTGAATTTACTGATGAATTGTTGTCATTTACAGGTACAAAGCAGGATAAACATGATGATATGGTTGATGCATTAAGCATGGCATGTAGTGTAATTAAAAAGAATCCATCTATATTAATATGAGTATTTACAGTAACATAGTTGAGCGAGTTAAATTTATTACAGGCGTTGGTAATAAGCGTAAACAGATGCCGTATAAAATTAGTGATACATACAGTAATGTAATGTCACCTAATGCATTAAATGAATTAGAAGCAACTGCATATGGTACTATGTATTCATGTTTACAAATCAGATGTAATGGATTAGTATCATCAGTATTCAAAGGGTACAAATTACAAAATTGGGATAAAGAGGAAATAAGCAACGCACATTGGGTTTCACGTTTATTGCAAAATCCAAATCCTTTTTTTACATATTCACAGCTGGTTACCTTTTTAGAACAATGGTTATGTATTAATGGAAATGCATTTATATGGACACCTACATTGGGGCACGATGTACCATTACAGATGTGGATTCTTAATCCAACTAGGATGAAAGTTATTAAGGGCGGTAATAACTTTATAGAAGGTTATGTATATAATTCAATTAAAGATGGACAGATATACATTCCTGAAAATGAGATGATTCATTTAGCAAAGGTAAACCCTGCAGGATTAAGGGAGGAAATTGTTGGGATGAATATATTTGGAACGGGTTTGGTTTCTGCTGCGTTACAATATGCTGCAATAGACAATGAGGTTGGTAGGTACTTATTAAGGTTATTAGCTAACAATGCGGTGCCTCCATTGGTGGCATCTATTCCAGAGGATATGGATGCTGATGAATGGTCAAATATGCGAAATCAATGGAATGAACGTTTGCCAAATTATAAATTGAATGCATTGTTGACTAATGGAATGACAATCAGTTTACCGCCTGAATCACAAATATCAATTAGTTATGAATCCATATCAAAGGATGTACGTTCACAGATAGCGCAGGTGTTTGGTGTACCTACAGGAATGTTAACAGGTGAATACCAAAACAGAGCAACAGCGGAGGTACAATATGCAGTATTCAGACAACAAACAATATACCCTGAATCAAATTATATTGCAGAGGAATTGACAAGGCATTTCCAACGTTTTGAGGATGATATCATTGTTGAATCATTGCCATATGAATTTGTTGATATTGAAAAGCAAATTAAGCAGGAAGAATTCGAAATTAAATATGGTATATCAACAATCAATGATATACGTGGAAAACGTGGATATGATAAACTGCCTAATGGTGATGTTGTATTAATTGCACAGGGTTTACAGCCCTTGCATTCAGTTATAAGTAATGCAAATACAAATACATCAACAGATGTTGTAAAAAAAAAAGTCATTAGAAATTTAGTATTAAATACACCTGAACAACGTGCAGTACATTGGCGCAGTTATGATGATATACAACAGGATGTAAGTAAACAATTAATTATACCAATTAAGAATGCAATTACTGATATTAATGTACAGGCAATAGATGCAATAGAATCTGAGAATGTTGGTGATGTTTTACAGGTTAATCCTGAATCATTAAATCAGATACAGGATAAAATAGACAAAGCAATTACTAATGTTACTAATAAAGTATTAAAAGAATTTGAATCAGGTAATGAAAATTTATCAGGTGATTTTGGTAAACAAATGAAAACCATGGCATATGAAACTAATTTAAAAATATCAGATTCATTGGAATTAATTAGAAATGATATTGCATCTACATTATCACAAAATGCTAATAAATCAAAAGATGAATTAAGGGAAATATTATTAAATAAATATAAACAATTATCGAGAGGGCGTGCAGAAGCCATTGCACAAACAACAGCAACATCAGTAACAACAGGTGTGCAAAAAAATGTTTATAAAGATTTTAAACAATTATCTATGTGGAATACACAAAGGGATAAAAATGTTAGACCATCACACAGGGCAATGGATGGACAAATTCAAAATGAATTAGGGTATTTTACATTTTCTGATGGTACAAAAGTTGACAGACCAGCAGGGGATTCACAGGCAGGAACAACAGTAAGTGCATCAAATGTTGTTAGATGCAGATGTTATTTATTTCCTGTAGAGAATCCAAAAAATAAGAAATCTGATAAATTATAAATGTATTGATTAAGGTAATAAAATGGATATAATAAAAAGAGAATTGCAAATAAATAAATCAGGGCATTATCCTGATGGTAATGAATCAGGTATTGAATCAGTTGTAAATGATATATATACGTTTACAATTTCAACGCCTGAAATAGATAGATATGGTACAATTATAATTCCATCAGGAATTGATTATACTGATTATTTAAACAATCCTGTAGTATTGGCGCAACATGATTCAGATGATTTACCTATTGGCAAATGTTTGGGTTTTGCAATGAATGGTGAAAATTTAGAAGCAACAATACAGGTACATAGATTAACAGAGGATGCATGCCAAATTGCTGATTTATTAAATGCAGGTTATTTAAATGCAGTATCTGTTGGTATTATACCAATTGAATATCATGATGAAACTATTGATGGTACAAAAGTAACTGTATATGATAAATCTGAATTAGTTGAATTTAGTGTTGTATCTATTCCTGCAAATCGTACTGCACTTATAAAGAAATCCGTGGCAACAAACAAAAATAAATTAAATGACATATTAAACAAACTTTACAAGGTAAACAGGATGCTAACACCTGAACAACAGCAGGCAATTGATGAACAATTACTGCCTGTATTGATAGAAGCAATCACAGTATTTTTAACAGAGGAATTGGCAATTGCTCCAGAGGAATCAGCAACAGCAGCGGAATCAGCTGTAATTGCATTAAGTGAATCCCTAACATCATCATTAAATGGTGAATCACCTGATATTGCACCTGATGCAACTGATAGCGGTACACCATCAGAAACACCATTAACAGAAAGTGTATCAACACAAAGCGAAATTAGAGCAGGTAAAAAAATTAGTCAAACATCAGCGCAATTAATCATGGAAGGTTTACAAATGATTAATGATGGACAGGGCAAAATTAAACAGGTATTGAATGCGCAACGTAAAATCGAAATGCCAAAAAAATTAAGTGTTGACGATTTATTAAATTTAATATAAACAAAAAAGGAAATAAAAATAATGAGTAATATAATTATAACAAAAGAGCAATTAAAAGAAGTTGTTGACAGAAAGGTAAGCAATAGTTTAAGAAATGTAAATCCATTAAGTGTACATGCAAAAGGGTATGTGAATACAAAAGCTAATTTTGATGCACGTAATGAACAAGCCCGGGGAATTGGTCAATTTTTATTGGCAACAATAAATGGTAAAAAAGGTGATGCATATGATATTGCACGTGAATTAAATACTAAATATATTGCACGTGCTAATTTTAATACAGGTACAACAGCGCAGGGCGGTGCGGTTGTTCCTGAATTTTGGGTTGAGGAAATCCAAAACTATGCAGACCAATTTGGTTATGCACGTGCACTTGCTAAGATATATCCAATGCGTGGCAAAAAGGAATATTTAGCATCATCAGGTAATTTTACAGCATCAGTTGTTGCAGAAGGTTCAGGATTAACACTAACTGATTCAGCGTCATTTTTTACACAAACTACATTGATAGCTAAAAAGATTGTAGCAGGTGCAATTGTTAGTGAAGAGGAATTACAGGATGCAACACCTGCATTATTGGATTATATGACAAATGCAATGGCACGTGCAATTGCAGGTGTTGAGGATACGCAATATTTTAAAGGGGATGGTAGTGGTGCAAACTTTACAGGCATCTTGTCAACATCAGGTACTACAGTTAGTTATTTAGGAGCTAGTTCCACATCAGGCAAAACAGCGTTTTCTAATATTTCATGGAAGGATTTAATTAACCTTAGATTATCTGTCAATAGTAGTGTTGGTGCAAATGGTTCATTTGTTGTGCCACAATCTGTATTTGGTTTCATCATGAAAGAAACTGATGCTGTAAATGGGCGTCCTATATTTGATATGGTTAAACCTATGGATTATGCTGATATTGGGTTAACAGCATTAGCAAATAATACATATACATCAGTAACAGGCAGACCAATACATGTAGTTCCTGATTCACTATTTCCATCATCAGCAGTAAGTACAGGTTGTGCAATTTATGCTGATTTCTCACAATTTACAATTATGGGAATTAGAGAGGATGTATTATTACAAGAATTTACAGAGTATTTTGGTGCAACAGGTTTAGGCGGTACACATCAAAGAGGTATTAGTTTAACAGAGCGGGTTGCGTTTGGATTCCCTGCACCATCTGCATTAGGCATTTTAAAAACATCAGCATCATAATTTTAGGATTAATTAAATGATAGATGTAATTGTTTTGAAATCTATTTATGGTCAACCTGTTGGAGCTATTACTCAAATTCATGTAAATGAATTAAATGAATTAACTTCAAATGGTACTGTTAAAGAAATAGTAAATAAAGTAACAAATAAAAAAGGATAATTATTTATGGCATATAGTTCATTGTATCCACGGTTGCAAACTAGTTTTTTTTCTTTTTTGAACATACAGAAATCAGGCGAACAAACTGCCGAGGAATCTGAATTATATGAATACATAGATAATATATTTACTGTATGTTTTGCAGAGGTTGATGCGTATTGTAATCAACCCCTGCAAAGTACAGTTATAACGTATGAATTTACCGCCTTAAATGCCCGTAGTGGCTACGAATCCCTGCACAAATGGAAATATATACCCTATACAAATAACGTTGTTTTAAACAGCTTTTCATGGCGTGCAAATGAATTTGATACATATGTTGCTATGAATGTATTAGATTATAAATTTACAAGTGACGAGGGTTCTAATTTCATTATCATCAGGAATAAAGAGCAGGGACAATTTAAGGCAGTCATGAATGTTGGTTATACTGAACAAAATATGCCATTATCAGTAATACAGGGTATAACAGAAATGGCAGTACATATATATAAAACAACTGCACAGGGCGGTAATTGGTTTGGTTTATCATCAGTAAGTACATCAGGTTCAGGGCAAAATGTTAATAATAATTTATTGGCATCTATAAATTGGCAAAAGTATTTTAATAAATATAAATTGCGTGCGGTGTGATTAAACAAGATGAAATAGAAAATGCAATATATAATGTAGTTAGTGATAATCTGCAAAGATTCCCTGCCGAAATGCAGGTATTTATTGCAAAACGTTTGTCTAATTCAGGCGGTTATGCAGGTGAATCATCACGTGCAACAGTATTTAAAGCAAAGGGCTCACTATTATCATCAGTATCAGGCAAATTATTCCAAAGTTTCATTAAGAATAATAAGAATAATATCTATAGAATCACAGGTTCAGAGGGTGATTTAGAATTAGAATATGGTACAAAGTTAATTTATGCACGTATTCATGAGGAAGGTGGATTTATTAAATCCAAGGGCAAAATGCAATGGTTTGCATTTGGTCAATACAAAGAGACTAAATCACCATTTTGGCAAAAAATAGGGGCAGCCATCATTAAAAATGGTGGTGTGAATATTCCCAAACGTGCATATTTTAAACCTGCATTCAAGGAATGGGAGCAAACTGCGAAGCCTGAATATAAAAAAAGAATTGTTAAAGAAATTATAAATGAGATAAATATATGTCTCGAGAGAAACAGGTCATAAATGCTATATTTGACAAATTGTCAAGATTGCCCAATATAAAAACATATGAACAAGTTACGTTTGATAAATGGAATTTATATGCATTTGATTATGTAGGTATATATTCAACAGCTGATGAACGTATTACTGAATCATTAGAGGATAATAGTGCAATAGCGAGACAGGGCAAATTGGATATTTATTTATTGGTTGGTAATGGTGTTAAAAAATCCCCAACATTAGGAAAAGCATTATTAAGAAATGCTATGCAGGATACATGTGAATTGATAGAATACACATTAACTAATTTAATTATCAATGATTATATTAGTGATTATGGTGATACTGTATTTTCACCATTACATTACATTAGTACTGATAATGTTGCATATATTGATGATGAAACAAAAGGCGTTTCATTAATGACATTTAGAGCATATTATTTTAAGAATGGATAAAAAAGGAATGGAAGTGGAAATAGTAAAACATAAAAATATATTATTATCTGTTGCTGTAATGCATCCCCAAAATAGCAATTTGAGAAAATTAATATCTACATTACCAAAGGGGGTGCAAATTGTATCATGTGTTACAATACAGTCGGATAGTTTTACTGATGAAATTGAATTAATAGCGAATACAGAAAACATCGTATCATTGAATTATTATTATACATCATATGATGTGGATTTTGATTTTAGCAAAGTTCGGAATTACATGGATTCATATGCATCAGGTGAATGGATATTACATATTGATTCAGATGAATATGTTGGAAATCCAAAAGAGGAATTATTATCTATTATTCAGGATTTAGACAAGACTAATGCGGTTGGTGCATATTTAACAATTGCAGGTTCTATATATAAACATGATATTGTAGATGATTTACGTGAACGTTATGCAAATCCATCACTACGAATTGTACGTAATTGTGAATCAATGAAATGGCAGGGCATTGTTCATGAATGGGTTGATAGTATTGATGATGATAGGAAATATGTATATGATAGTAATGTAGTATTATTACATGATGGTTATTTAATTACAGATAAAGAATTTCAGGATAAAGGAATAAGAAATGGGAAATTATTAATTAGAGAATATACAAGAAATGCCACGGATAGAATTTGGAATTATATGATTAAGACATTTAAATTTTTACAAATAAAGGATTAATATTATGGTAGTAGGTGGTGCAAATAAATCGGTATTTTTTACAGCAAATGAGACCACAGGTTCATGGGGTACAACTGTACAAATTACATTACAAAAGAAAATTAAAACATCAGTAACACGTACAACATTTACAATTGACCAAAACGAAGACGACCCACAATTAACTGCATTCTTAGAGACATATGCACCTAAATCACAGGCGGCGGCGGATACCGGTGAATATGAAGACGGCGTTAAGTTTAATTCAGCAACAGCGGATTCCCAAACATTAGGACAAATTATCTATGGTGCAAAGTATGCAGGCAGTTCAGTAACATACGCAGGAACAAGAAAGGTTGTTGTAATGACTTGTAAATTAGCGCAGGATGCAGGTGCATTTGATATGGAATCAGGTAAATATACAAAACCTAAAATATCAGGCGAAGTAATTAATAATGATGCATTGGTAACAATACCAGCAACAGTATTTGATGCAACATTAGTTAATGTTGGTGCAACGGCTAATTACTTTATATCACAGGATAAAGGGTACAGAGAATTATGGATATCAGCAGCATAATAATATATAATAATTAATTACATTCAGGGGATTTAATAAATCCCCTGATTATATAAATATTTAATGGAATAGAATCATGAATTTGTATGTAAATGGTAAAGAAAAAAAGGTTCAGTTGTATGCAATTTTATCGCAAAAGTTATATGAAAAGGTAACACCTGTATTGGATAAATTGGCAAACTCAAAAGGAGCAAATGCTGCATTTGAAACTGAACTGCAAAAGAAAATTTTTAGTGATGAATATTTATTATCAAAAATAGATTTATCACAGGGTGTGGATGCATGGAAGGGTTTAGCAAATGATTTTAAGTTTACTGAAATAGTGACAGAGACAATGTTGTATATAAAGTCAAATTTATTAGAACATATTAATATTGATTCAGAAACAATACCTGATATTTTCACATTTGCAAAAATTTGTATTGATGTATCTAAAATTAATGATAGTGAATTATTATCATGTATTGAATCAGATGTGAATTCAGAATTTTGGCAGGAACAGGATATAAATAATATTTTGGAGCAGTTGAAATTTTTTCGTAACACGGTACTGTCTCGAATCAAATGCAGTATCTAGTTATTTAGAAAATTTGATTGTATTTAATGACCCTGATGATGATAAATATGTAGATGATGATGAACCTTTATGCATTGTTTATTTAGGTGATGAATTTGCATCTGATTACATGATATTTAGAAATATTGCAGGTGGCAATGTGATGCAATATAAATATTTAACAGAGGATATTTCACGATTGGAAATGTTCAGAATCTATGCAATGAATCTAACTTACAACAAAGAATTAAACAACAGGAATAAAAATGGCAGATGATGTTAAAATTAAAATTGGTATTGATGCAACTGATTTAAACGAAGGTTTAAAGGAGGCGGTAAATGCAGTTACACAAACAGCAACACAGGCGGGTTCATCATTTGGAACATCATTAAAAGCGGGGCTATCTGTACAGGCTATCAAAGAAATAGGAATGCAGGCAGCCCAATTTATTACTGATGGTTTTAATTATGCCATTGAATCAGGAACTAAATTTGAAACTGCATTACAGAGTGTATCTGCGGTAACAGGTGTAACAGGTGATGGATTATCAGATTTAGGAACCAGAGCGCAGGATTTAGCATTACAATTTGGCGGTTCAGCAACTACACAATTAGAAGCATTCCAAACTGTATTGTCTAAATTTGGACCAGATTTAGCAAAAACACCTGATGCATTAGGTAAGGTATCTGAATCAGTTAACATATTAGCAAAGGCAGCAGGGTTGGATGCTGCACAATCAGTTGATGTATTATCTAATGCAATGTTACAATTTGGGGTGGATGCATCAGACCCTGCAAAGTTAGCAGATGAATCAGCAAGATTCATCAATGTTTTGGCAGCATCAGCAAAAGTTGGTGCTGCTGAAATTCCACAGGTCGGCGAAGCTATATTACAGGCAGGTGTTGCTGCATCAGGTGCAGGTATATCATTTGAGGAAACGAATGCAGCTATACAGGGATTAGCAATTGGCGGTAAAGTAGGTTCAGAGGCGGGTGTTGGTTTACGTAATGTAATGAATAAATTAATTGATGGTGGCAAAGAGCAAGAGGATGTACTTAAAAAAGTTGGTTTATCATATTCAGATTTAGGGAATACATTAACGACATCTGAAAAGGATGGGGGCGGTTTTGCTGCAACACTTGAAAAGTTAAAAAAGGGATTAGAGACAATTGAAAACCCTGCTGAAAAGGCGGCTGCATTAACTAAATTGTTTGGAGCTGAAAACGCATCATCAGCAGGTATCTTATTGAATCAGGTTGATAATATAAAGTTGTTTACTCAAGGTGTTACAGGTACAAACGAAGCGGTTACACAGGCGGCTATTAATCAGGATACATTAACTCAAAGATTCGAGAAATTAAAAGCAACGTTGGAAGTTGGTGTAATTAAAGCGTTTCAGGCTTTTCAACCTATTGTTAAATTTTTATTTGATAATCTTAATACAATAGTTCCAATATTAGCACCATTTGCATTAGGTTTAGCAGCGGTTGGTATTTCAGCATTAGCGGCATCACCTGCGTTTTTAGCAGCAACGGCATCCGTAGGGGCATTTACAGCATCATTATTGGTTAATCCTGTATTTCTTATTGTGGCAGGTGTTGCAGCGGCTGTGGTGGCAATTGGTGCATTATCTGATGCATTACATACATCTACAGGTGAAGCATTAGACAATGCAGAAGCGACATCAAAAGTATTAGAATCTCAAATTAAAGATAATAAAGAAAAACAGGTATCTGTTAATACAACAAAGGCATTGACAGAGGAATTTAAAGAATTAGCAAATAAAACAAATCGCAGTAAAGAGGAAACAGAAAGGTTAAGGGACGTTCAAAACAAATTAAATGAAAAGTATCCAGAGTTAGTAAATAGAACAAAATCATTTGCCGAAAATTTAAAAGGGGTTGAGGAAGCAGGTAAAAAATCTACTGATGAATTAAATAGATTAAAAGAGGGAGGGCAACAGTTAGAAAAGCAATTTCAGGAATCATTAAGAAATATACAATATGCATCACGTACGAATGCATTAGATATGTTAACATCAGCATCAACGGGATTTTTAGGGGGTACATGGACAGATGCACAAAGGCAGTTAACAACTGCAGCGCAAACATTAAAAGCATCATTAGAAAAAGCAGTATCACCTGAACAAGCAAAGAAGGCGCAGGATATTTATATTCAGGTATTAAATACAGTAGGTAAAGGACAAAAAAACTTTCAAGAATTATATGATTTACAAAACAAAGCAACATCATCAGCAATTGCCGCATTAACATTTTATGATAAAAAAGTTGTTGAATCAAGTGAAACGAAAAAAGTAATTAAAGATAAAGATGATAAAGATACTGATGATACTGATAAAAAGAAAAAAGCATCTACTAATGTACAATTACAATTAATTGATTCTGTCATAAAAAAATATGAGGAAAAAATTAAATTTGATGAAAATACTGCAAAAAAAGAAGCGGAAAAAAATAATTTATCAGAAATTACATTAGAACAAAAAAAGAAATTACTAGAAGATGAAATATCTTTATTATCACAAATAACTGATAAAAATAATGATAATGTAAAGATATTTGATACATCATATAAATCAGTTGCAAATATAGGTAAAATTTCAGTTGCAACAAATGGCGAAGTTAAATCATCAATTGCAGGTACATTAACTGAACAACAGAAAGCAGCATCAGAATACAGTAAATTAAATGACAAGTTAACAACACTAAAATTAAATCTAAATAAAATTAATAATGCATCATCAATAGAAGGTTTTAAAAAAGAATTAGAACGCTTAAAAATTGCAACTGATGAATTAGGAAAATCAGGTGGTGAGGTTCTAACAATTAAAGCTGCATTTTCTGTAAACGAGGTTGAATATAAAGCAAAAATTGATGCATTGAATAATGATATAATAGATACTAATAATGATTTGAATACTTTATTATTAAGTGCTGATGAAACGCAAAAGGATAATATATTAAAGTTAATAAAAAAGAATACTGATGAACAAGTTAAATTAGAACGTGAATCAGCTATATTAATAGAAAGGGTACGTGCAGAAAGTATTACAGATGCTGATGCAAGACGTTTGGAAGTATCATTATTAAATCTTAAAATTAAATATGATAAAGAGGTATTGGAAGCGGAAGGGAATACAAATAAATTAGATGAATTAAATTCTAAATATTTAGAGGATAAATATAAATTAGAACAAGATTATTTGGAAAAAACCAATATTCTATATGGTATCCAACAAAGTATTCAGAAAGCATTGTTAGAATCATTCAATTTGGATAAAATCAATTTAGATAGAAAGGCTGCAAAGGATGCAAGGGATGCAAAGTTAAAAGAGTTGCAACAGGAGGAAAAGGATTTAGAAGCATCATTAGCAAGTAAATCAATTACCTTTGATGAATACCAACAGCAGTTGTCTAAAATAGAAAACAAAAGGATTCAGGATGGATTAAAAAAACAATCCACAGCTGATGAAATATTGGCTAATGTTAAAATTGCAGGGGATAAAGCATCAGCAGCGGTATTAGGGCAACAGGGTGAACGGATATTAAAAAATTCACAGGAACGTGCACAAAGGCAAATAATATTAGAAAAGGCGGCTGCGGAGGAACGTATTGCCCTCAAAAAAATGGAAGGTAAAAAGGGTACTGATGAATATATTGCACAGCAAAAGAAATTAGAGAAGGCGCAAACGGAAGCGGAAAAAAATGATGAAATGACATATGGATTTAGAACATCAGTATTAGAGGAATTTGCAGGAAAGGCATTAAATCAATTTGCAATTTTGGCTGCATCAGGTAAAGCAACATTAGAGGATTTTGGAAAGGTAACTGTACAATTAGCATTTGAAGCGTTACAGAAAATGATTCCTATTTATGTTGTTAGTATTTATGGTGAGGAATTGGCAAAAGGTTTTGCAGGTATTGCAACAGGGGCTGCATTAACATTAGTGTTATATGGTTTATTTGCAGCTGCACAATCAGCAGCGGGATTTAAAGACGGTGTTGTTAATTTGGATGGTGCAGGGGATGATAGAAGTGATTCAATACCTGCACGATTATCCAAAGGAGAATCAGTAATAACAGCAAAAGCAACTAGGAACAATATGCCTGAATTAACATTTATGAATCAGACAGGATTGCCATTAAGTGAATTTTATAAACGAAATTTGCAACAATCTAATTATTCAGTTGATGAAAATGGGATGTTGTTACGTGAAATAAAATTATTAAGACAGGATACAAAACAGTTAGGGAAAACAATTTATAGACAGACTAAAATTGAAGTATCAGGAACATTAACAGGTGATACAAAGCAAATTAAAGCAAGTATTGATAAATTGAAACGTGAACAAATAAACAGGCATTAACATGAGTAGATGGCAAGTATTAATTACAGGTTCTAATAATTCAGGATTCAGTATTGGGGATGCATCCACAGAAACTATGGAATTACCTTATATTGGAATTGCATGGAATCCTGTACCTGATGTTGTTACAAAAAAGGCATTGAATGGTGATACAATTTCACAGCGTAGGTTTAGGGATTCATTGACAATTGAATTAGAAGCATCATCAACATGGAATTATGGCAGATTTTCAACCAATGATTTATATACGCTCAAAAATATATTAAGTAAATTATATTTAAAATTGGAATTAGATGTATATAATAAATCATCCAACAGATGGGGAGGGGATATTACTAACTCATGGCAAACTGCTCAATTATTTCCATTTATTATTGGCGAAGCTGATTTAACAATTGCATCAGATTGGGCAGCAGGACAAGAAAAGGCAACATTAACAGTTACAAGTGCATCATTATAATGACAACATTTAAAAAATACAGATATAGTTTTACTGATAAAAATGGATGGAATTGGAATATTGATATTATTCCTAATAAATCAGTAATGGAATTTGAATATAGTGCAGATGTATTAGATATTGTAAATTTACCATCTAATTTTTTTCTGGATGATGCATTATCAATTGCATCTGATTTAGGTGATATACCATGTGGAATTGTTGCTTCTACAGGTAAATGTACAATTAATTTATCATCAATTACTGATGCACAATATGATGTATTACGTGAATCAATATTATCAGTTAATGTTGATTCATGGTATGCATTACAACAGGGCAATTATGTTGGTGCGTTTGAGACATTAGGAAATTGGGGCGGAATAGAAGCAAATTTCTATTTTAAACCATATAACACATATATATTTAGTACTGATTATGGTGGTGCACAGGCATCAGGTGTATTCTGGATTGGATGTCAAAAGCCAAACCCTAATAATAAATTAACAGTAACTGAACAATCTAATATTATGGTATTTGAAATTGAATTAGATAATCTGTTTAAATGTATATGTGAACAAGTATCAATAAAACAATTAGCAATTGCATTAAGACATAATACAAAAGACTGCCATGCAGTATTATCATTAGGTGAATTTAGTGAAAAGTTTAGCGGCGAAACTAATTGGAATTTATGGCATTGGGGTGCCCCAAATACACGTGCAAAATTTAAATCATTCCTTTCATTAAAAAATGATGTATCTAATTTAATTGGTGCAATATTTAGAATATTTATGCACAATACACAGGCATCAGTTAGTTCATTCCCATTGCCATTTTCAACATGGGGATTTAGGCAACATACTAATTATGGCAATAATGCCAATATTAGCGTATCAAATAATGATGTTGGTTATGTTAGTGAAATTTGGATGATGAATAAAACTCCAAATGAATTAAAGGGGGGCGTGCATATAGATGATACATGTTTTAATAAATTTACAAATCTATATGATATCTTAAAAAACATTGCTGAATCATCGTTAGAAACGTGGCGAATATCATATACATTTTCATCAATGTCGATACATTCAAATGCTATCTTTGATATATCAACTGCAAATGGTTTTTTATTAACATCAGGAACTGCATTTTCAGATGTTAGTATTGAATTTACTCAAGGGCGTGGATTAAGTACTGTTGAAGTTAATGTTGAATCAGTAAAAGGGAAATTTAATTCAGAGGAATATAGATATAATGATTATGGTACTGATGGTGATAATACAAAAACATTAACAACAATGTTCCATAACCTGCCTGTAAATGGTGATGAAAATCCAATATCAGATGATTATCAGCCAAAATACCTTTATGGATTTATACCTACAGGGATGATTATTTATCAGCAGACAGGGGATGTTGTTGGTGATTATAGAAGGGTTCGTGCTGATGTTGTTATTAAAGGACAAACATTGGCAAGACCTGATAAACGTACAAATAATATAGTTACACAATCTATTTATGAGCAGCAACAAAGTTGTTCACCATCAATTACTGCAATGGTGTTATTTAATGAAATGAGTAATGCAGGACAATTAATATTTGAGTTTGATACATCAATGATATTACGTACAAATCCATTACAGCCATTTACAGTTAATTATCAGAGACCAGAGGATGTTGGTAAATCAGCGGTTGTATATATGAATCAATTAAATCCATTTTTGACAGGTACATATTATCCTATTTTAATGAGTTCAGAAATACAATTATTAGATGGAAGTGTAAAAGTTAAATATTTATCGAGGGGTTCAGAATAATGAAATTTGATGAACTAATTATACCAAATGGAATTGCACGTAAACACATGGGATTTCCCATCAGTAAAACAAATCCATTAGAATTAGCATTAGCATATGAAAGTGAATCAGAGGTTGATGCAATTGATTCAATCAATGAAAAGTACATAATGACAAATGTGTACCCATATGTCAACAAAGTTGCAACAAATACTGCTAATGCATCCATCAGTAATAATAAACAGTTATTTAGTAATAACGTATTACAAATGAGTGGTATCAGGGATGCGGTAACAATTGCATCTAATTCAAATTTATGGGAAGTGATTAAGTTTAAAAACATACACTTTTTATCTGATTCATCAGAGTATTATATTGATTTACCTAATGGTATAATTTATCCTAAAAAGAAAGGATTTTACAGGGTTAATTGTACACTTAAATTAGAACATGTTAGTGAGCAGGATTGGACAATGTATGGATTATGTGCGTATGAATTAGAAAGGGGTGTTGTAAATTGGAACAATGTATATAATGCAAGTAATATTATAACATTAGTACAAACACCAAAAGCGGCAACATTAGATTTTAATGGATTCATAAAAATAGGTAATACAGATTCAACAAAATTTACAGGATTTAGGATGATGTTTGGATTTAGTGACAGAATAGCAGGTTCACCAGCATATAATTTAACAGTTAATCCAGAATCTGCAATTAGTACATATAATTTTTATCAAAATGGTTACGCTGCATTAACATGTGAATATGTTTGTGGATTGCAGGAAACTGATGAATTATCAGATATTTAAATTTATTAAGGTTATACAATGATATTAACATATTATACAGGGCAAACAGGTTCAGATAGATTATCCACATACATGGATTTTGGTGCATTATCTACAGTTGCATATGCAACAGGCGATGCATTATTTGACCAATTACAAATATTGAATGCAGGAAGGTATTACGGCGGTACAGGCATCATAAACAGGATAATGTTAACAGAGACATCAACAGGTGCATTAAAAAGCCCTCACATCAAAGCATTCATATTTGGAGCTAATTATAATGCAGACCAGCAGGCGGCATTCACCATAACAGATACTGAAGCAAGAATGTTATTAGTTGGTGTAATTGATTTGCCAAAGGCAGATTGGGTAGTACAAGGCGGTACAAATGTAATTTATGCCGATGTAAATTTACCATTTGGATTATATGATTTATCCACATCATTATATGTTGTATTGGTAGTTCATGAAAATGTTACATTCAATGCAACACATTCAATTACAGGTAAATTAATATTACAACGTGACTAAATAAAAAACCCCTGATTAATCCCATAATCAGAGGTTCAGGAAATGCGTAGAAATTAGGAAGCATACGCATTTAGATTTGATGTATAACAAGTAATGTTAATACATGTAGATTGGCAGGAATACATTAATAATGCGATTTTGTTAATGTAGATGCAATCTAATAAATTTATCTGATTCAACAAAATGTATTAATAATTTATTTTGTTTTTTTGTATCAGGATATTGTAGTAAATTGCAATTACTAATTAATCTTTATTCCGAAGGATTAACAAGTAAAGTCTAAAGCCACAAAAATTAAGCTCTTTTGTGGTTTTTTTTATTTTATTTAAAATAATACTTGTTTATATGGGAACATTATATTAGGTTTGTATCAACAAAAAGAAACAATAACAAAACGGAGACGGACATGACAACAGGATGTGATGTTTTAAAGAAAAACTTAATTAATGATACTGAAATTGTAATATCAGTAGAGGATGCAATTAATGAATTATCAAATTATTATGATACTTCAACACTTGAAGCAAGATTTATGAAAGGTCAAAGGTTCCCAATACCTAACTATGTATATGAAGGTATGCCATATACTATTGATAATTAAAAAAAACATTTAGTTATATGGGAACAATCTCATATTTTTGTATCAGTAATTAAAACAAACATTATTTAAGGAATCAGGAAATGAGAGCATTAATGTCAATTAGAGAAATTAGAAAAGTATTATATTATACAGAAAACAGAGTACTTGTAAACAAAGTAGAATTGGTAAACGAACAAGCACGTATATTTTTCTATGGTTTTGAAAATCAGGATAAGTTGCTTGAAGTAAACACATACGGAACTATCATGATTATTCAGTTAGTAGATTAAATTTATTATAATTTTATTATATGGGAACAATCCCGTAATTTATAACAAACATTCAGGAATAAAGAAATGAATTATACAATTGAAACTAAATCATTAAATATTAACAATGTTCAGGAATCCTATGATGAATTAAAAAGACAGCGTAATTATTACAGAGGTGTTGCATGTAGATTAAATCTAATTATTGATAATGCTAAATTTTGGGTATATATAACAATTGCGTTGTTATTATCAGCATTAGATTTTGACAAGTTTTTTGAACTATTTTAGGAATCTTAATGGAAGGTTATTTATCAGCAAAAGAGACAGCAGATTATTTAAATATTTGCATCAGGCAAATACGTTATTTGTGTACAGGCAGAAATGTTAAATTGATAAACAAAGTAATATTTTATCCTGCCAAATTCAATGATGTAAAAACATCAGTATCTATTAAGAATAGAAAAAAGTATTTTATAAATCAGGATGATGTTTACAATTATAAAGGAAGCAATTAAATGTTTAGAATCACAGAAAAAAACCAGCCTATGCATGTAGGTTCATTGACAGTATTAATTTATGGTGAAGCAGGAATTGGTAAAACTACATTGTGTAATACTGCTAACAATGCAGTTGTATTGGATTTTGACAAAGGTTCACATAGAGCATCATATAGACAGGATGTATTGTCTATTGACAAATGGTCTGATATTGCATATAATATGCAGGGTTTTTTATCAGCATTAGAGAAATATGATACAATCGTAATTGATACAATTGGTAATATGTTAGATTTCATGATGTTGTTTATTTTAGATGAAAACCCTAGATTTTTAAAAAATAAAATGCAGGCATATGGCGAATTGAAAAACATGTTTTACGATTTCCATCAGAGACTAGTTCAGATGAATAAAGACATTGTATTTATTGCACATGTTAAAACAAAAGACGAAGGGGATTATAAATCAGTTAAACCATTAGCATCAGGTTCATCATATGATTTAATAGTTCAAAAATCAGATTTAGTTGGATACATGTCGGTAATTAATGGTAAAACAGTATTAGATTTTAATGCATCTGAATTTAAAGTTGCTAAAAATTGCGCAGGGTATCAACCAATTATTATTGGTAATTTATCTGATATAAAGGATAAATTGAATAGTATTATTGTTGAAACTAAATCTATATTACAACGTGCATCAGATGCACAAAAGGAATCATTGGAACTAATTAATACATTAACAAATGACGCAACATCCTGTATGGATGCTGATGGTTTAAATGAGCTGTTAACTAGATTACCAAAATTGAAATTATCTAAATCAGAGAAAATACAAATATGGGAATCTGTTAAATTACATGGTGAATCATTAGGATTAATATTGGATTCAAATAAACAATGGGTTAAATCATGATAGAATTTAGAGCATCACATATTGAATCATTTAGAAAGTACTTAAATGATGATATTAGTAAACAGATGATGTTGGATTCATTACAAGGTAAAACAACACCATCAGTAAAAATGCAGATTGGTACAATGTACCATGAATTGATTCAGAGCAAAGGCAAAACATCTGATTTGTTTAATATGAATCAGGTTCAGGAAGCGCAAAACAAATTTGCACGTGGTGTATATGAAATCAAAGCAAAAAAGGATATTATTACTGAACATGGTGTTGTATCAATATCAGGGATTGCAGATAATATTGTTGGTAATATTGTAAATGAATTTAAAACCTGTTATGGTACATTCAGTATAGACAGATATTTAGAATCTATGCAATGGCGTATTTATACATGGTTGTTTGATGTACCTGTTGTTAAATATACTGTATATGAATTTCCTGCAATATCGACATCCATCACATCTATTGATGATCTAAAAAAACCATTAGAATATAGACATGAACATACATTCAGTTGTTATGCCAATGAATTTGATATACGTGAAATATATACAATGGCATCAGCATTAAGTAATTTTTGTAAAGTATTTAACATTCAACCAATTACATCAGTTAAAGATGTATATGAAATATAAGGAATAATAATATGAATTTTTTTATGAATCTTTTTAGAAGCACAAGCCCAGCATGGAAGCAAATTAATGCTAAACCGTTGACAATAAAGAAAGTTACAAGCCCAAAAAAACATACTGTAAATAGTACTGATGCTCAAAAATATGAACTTAGTAAGTTGTTGACAGCCATTTTAAGAAATAACAACTATCAATTTGATACGATTGCGAATGTGTTGAATTTCCTCAAATTACAGCCAAAACGAATAAATGCACATAACAAGGATACTGTTAAATCTTTATTCAATAAACATAATTCAAAATTTAACGGTAATAACAAAACCGTCATAAATTGATTTAGACAAACGAAAATTAAAAATATGTCTTAGTATATGCCCTGCATGTGTATTGTTGAATGTGGGGCATTACAGACGGCAAAAACACTATTTATTATTCATAGGAGAGCGGTAAAAATGGAATTACACAAAAGTATTACAGCAATTGACAAAAATTTGATGGATTTGCGTCATGATTTATTGCAGGTATGTGAGAACATCCACAATATCAGATTGGCATTAAATCAATTATGCGGATTCCCTGTAGAAAATGCAGAAAACGTTTTTAAAAAAGTATCTCACACTCTTCAAAAAAGTATATCTAATTTAGAGAATGCGGGGGGGGATTATAGGGGGGGGAGAGATATGGGATTAAAAGGGAAAAGAGAGGGGGGGGAATTAAGGGGGGGGAATTTAGTAAAAACACCATCAGAAAATGCATTATCGTTTTATCCTGATGATATTAAATTTTTGCATAAATATTTGTTGATGGAATTGATGCAGGGCAAAATTAGTGAACAACAGTTTATTTTTATTCAGGAAAAAAAACAGGTGATACATTCTCTGAAAACTCTTTGTAAATTAAGGAAGTTAGGTTATTCAGATGATGCAATTAAACAGGCAGTTTTTAATGCATTCAGGGATACATTTTGGCAGGAACAATTTAAACATATTAAAGCATTATCTAATACATCTAAGAATGGCAGTTTGGTTATTGATAACCTGTTGAAAATAAATAGAGTTAAAACAAAAATTGCAACACCAAAAAACATAATATTTTAGGATTAAGGAGATAAGATAATGAAGTGGGAAAAGTTAGAATATGGCAAATGGCCAAAAGGCACGATTGTTATGCGTATTGATCTTGAAGGAGCACCCGAGTATGAAGTAGGTTTTATAAAGATAAGTAAAACTAATCAAGAGGTATATTTTGACTGTATGAGCCCGATGCAGTTGTACGATATTAACATCGATTCTATATACGATCTCGAACCATATTATATTGAACTTGATAAAGTGGAGATGCCAGAATGAACATCCAGACTATCAAATATTTAGAACTTCCCTCTTCCTTTAATGCTAGAATGCCTATGAGTGTGCAATTAAGAGCGGAAAGGCTCAAGCTATTCCCAAAAAAAACAAAAGAAAAAATTAAAGATTTACGAAATTTAAAAAAGTATCCTGATATTGATACACCAGAATTTCCACTATTAAAGGAAGCATGTGATTACCTTAATATTAATTTTGCACTTTTAAATTCAAAAAAAGCAACTAAATATACAGGTGTTAATTATGATTTATTTGCATTGGTATACTATTATAAAACACGTGGTTTTTATACATTGGTATTTATGCAAGATTACATTTTTACTGAAAGGAATATTTACAACTATAGTAGACATGTAAATAACTTTATTGATAAACAAAGATATATCGATTTATTTAACTATCTGGATGCTATGCAATGAAATTATCAGAGCAACTGAAAGCCGAACGGCTTAAAAAATTTAAATATCAACAGTTAGATATTCAACAGAATTCTAAAAAAATAGAAAATTCCAAGGATAAACATGATTCATTATATCAGGTTGCATATCAGTATAGATTAGGATACAGAGGTAATATTGTTGATGATGCACAAAATATAATAAAAATAGTATCTATTAAATATGGTATATTGATACATGATTTAGTATCACACAAAAGGAATGCAGATATTATGCATAGTAGGCATGTAGCTATGTTTATTATGTATCACTTCCTGCCTATGTCGTTAAACAAAATAGGATTAGTATTTTGCAAAAGAGACCATAGTACCATAAGACATGCAGTATTTAAGATAGCTGATTTAATTGGCATATATCCACATATTAAAAAAGAAATCATAACAATTTTGATTAAACTAAAATACATAGAGAGTTAATTATGTTTTACAAAGATTCTGAAATAACATGGCATATCAATTACGCATTATCACAGGGCAAAAGTATTACAGAGGATGATGCAAAAGCAATGATAGATTTTTATGATGAATGCCAAAGGTTAAACAATGATAGGGATGAAATAGATACTGATGATATTGATACTGATGAATAAACAATGATATTGCGAAAACATACATTCATGAAAGGAAGCCATGAAAACATTTATTGATTATGGAATTACAGGAATTAAAAATGCATTAGGGGGACAACAGCGAGTTTTGTGCCCTGAATGTTCAGGAACAAGGCAGAATAAACCTGATGAAAAATGTTTATCTGTTGATGTTGAAAAAAAAACATGGTATTGCCATCATTGTGCATGGAGTGGTGGCATTGGTACTGATAAACAGGAATATTGGCATAATGTTGAATCGTATAAATCAATTGATTATAAACCTGTTGCAAACAATGATTCAGATTTAATTGCATACTTCAAAAAACGTGGTATTTCTGAACATATAGTTCATAGAAATAACATCAGTCAATACAAAGATTGGATACTATTTCCATCGTATATCAATGATGATTGTGTTAATGTCAAATATCGTGGAATCAATGAAAAAAAGTTTATGCAGTCCAAAGATGGATACAAAACATTTTATAAACTCAATGATATTATTGATGCAAAATATGCCATTATTTGTGAGGGCGAAATTGATGCATTATCATTTGAGCAGGCAGGAATAGTAAATGCGGTATCAGTTCCAGAGGGTGCAATTAATCCTGATGCAAAGAACATAACTCAAAAATTAAAGTTTATAGACAATACCATAAAATATTTTGATGATATTGATGAAATATATATTGCAACAGATAATGATTCATCTGGAAGGCGGTTGGCTGATGAACTTTCAAGACGTTTTGGAAGGGAGCGGTGCAGGATTGTTAAATTTCCTGATGGTTGCAAAGATGCTAATGATGTATTATTGAAATATGGAGCATCTGAATTAGTTACAATGATTGCAAAAGCTGAAATGTATCCAATAGAAAATGTACAATTAGCCAATACGTTTACTGATTCACTAATTGATATTTGGCATAATGGATTCCAAACAGGCGCAACAACACAAGCATTTGAGAAATTTGATAATCATTTTACTTTTCACTCCGGTCAATTTACAGTTGTAACGGGTATACCATCACATGGTAAATCCAATTTCATAGACCAAATAATAATAGAATTAGCTAAAAATGCGGGTTGGAAGTCTGCAGTATTTTCGCCTGAAAATCCATCAACAGAAATATGGTTAATTAGATTGTTAGAAATATTTACGAAACGTCCTTTTTTAAGTGGATTCAATAGATTGAATCCTGATGATATTAAGAAAGCAAATAATGTTATTAATGAGTATATATTCTCGATTTTACCTGATGATAATTTTCAGTTGGATAACGTATTAGCAACAGCGAAAATGTTGATTAGAAGGTATGGAATTAATATGTTAATAATCGACCCATTTAATAATATTGAGTCATCAATATCTAGAAATGAATCAGAGACAAGTTATATTGCAAAGGTATTGGTAAAACTTAGAAATTTTGCACGTAAAACAGGAATACATTTAATCCTGATTGCACATCCCAAAAAGATGAATAAAATTAATGGTAGTGATTATAATTATGAAATACCTGTATTATATGATATATCAGGTTCAGCAAATTTTTACAATGTTGCTGATAATGGAATAACTGTTTATCGTAGATTTGATGAATCAGATGCAAGTAAATCGAATACAGAAATATACATTCAGAAAGTTAAATCAAAATATATAGGTAAATTAGGCAGGATTGATTTCAGTTACGATATTAACATTCAATCATATACTGAATTAAATATTGCATTATATTGAATAGGAATCAGGATGGAATACAATAATGATATTAGATATGATTTAGAAATTGGTAGAATAGCTAAAAAGAAATTAGCTGATATATTAGAAAATAAAACAATTGAAATTAAATATGATTTGTTAGCAAGTAAAACAGGTAATATTGCAATTGAATATGAATGCAGAAATAAAGCAAGTGGAATTAGTATTACTGAATCAGATTATTATTGTTATATAATTGCTAATACAAAATGTGATGATATATATATTCTGATTGAAACTAATAAATTAAAAGAGCTATGCAGGAAGTATTATTTAATGAATAAGATTAAAAAATTAGGTGATAGTAATTTATCAAAAGCGGTAATAATACCATTAAAAGATTTATTTTCAATTAAAATGTAAATATATGAATGTTGATTTGTGGCAATTAAAACATGGCAATTGCAAAGAGCTGATAAAAGATTTAGAAGATAATACCATAGATGCAATAGTTACCGACCCGCCTTATGAATTAGGATTCATGGGGAAAAAATGGGATAATAGTGGCATTGCAAACGATGTTGATTTATGGACTGAATGTTTACGGGTGCTAAAACATGGGGGGCATTTATTAGCGTTTTCAGGTTCACGAACGTACCATAGAATGGCGGTTGCAATTGAAGATGCAGGATTTGATATTAGAGACCAGATACAATGGGTATATGGTTCTGGATTCCCTAAAAGTCATAACATAGGGAAGGCAATAGATAAAATGCAAGGTGGTGCAAAACAATGGGATGGTTGGGGCACGGCGTTAAAACCCGCGCACGAACCTATATGCGTTGCACGCAAACCATTGATTGGAACAGTAGCTGAAAACGTTTTAAAGTATGGAACAGGTGGCATTAATATTGATGGGTGCAGGATTGGTAGTGAGGGTGGAACATCATTGCAAGATGTTATGCCAGTTGGTGTTTCAGGAAATGAAAATTGTTACGGCGTTTACAAAAATATGGCATTTGGCAAGCCTGTTGCTGGTTTAGGCCGTTGGCCTGCTAACCTTATTCACGATGGTAGTGAAGAGGTATTGGCGGGGTTTCCAAATGTTAGCGCATCAACAATTGGCAAGCGTGATATAAATGATAATATTGGCAATATATTACATGGTAAAAAAGCAGAACCAAATAAATTAAGTGGTTACAATGAACCAAGCGGTTCCGCCTCCCGTTTTTTCTATTGTGCAAAAGCAAGTAAAAAAGATAGAAATGAAGGATGTGTGGGAATGGAGGGTAAACTTAGAATTTTAAGCAACCAAGCAATTGCAGAAATGAAAAGAGGGAATACGGGATACAAAGAGGAGCACGGGAAGTTGCAAATGGGTTCACGGCAAGAAGCACAAAACCACCACCCAACAGTCAAACCAACAGATTTAATGCGCTATCTATGCAGATTAGTAACACCACCAAACGGCATAATATTAGACCCGTTTACAGGTTCAGGTTCAACAGGAAAAGCGGCTATATTAGAGGGGTTCCGCTTTGTTGGTTTTGATATGCAAAGTGAATATATTGACATAGCAAGTGCAAGAATTAAAGATACTGAAAAGAAAATAAATAGTAAATTATTTTAATTATGGATTAAGGTTATGGAAGCAATAGGAAGCATCAGTAATATGGTAGTTCCAAATTATGAATGGACACCAATATTATATAAAAATGAAAAAAAATTGTCTGAATTAATAAAGGATGAAAAGGAATTATTATTTCATGGCAAATTAGATGTAATCAATAATGTATTAAAAATAGCATCTAAATTCACAGGATTAGATGTTAATACATTGTTAAATGTGGAATGTGATAAAAAAAATAAATACTGTGGAATTATTGGTGCATATTTGCGCAAATATCATGATGTAACTGAATATACATTAGTATTTAATTATGGTGCATCAAAAAATATATATTATTTGTCAAAAAATTATACTAAATTAATGCGGAAATCTGAATATAGAATGCTATTTTATACTTTGTTGGATTCTCATGGATAATAAAGATATATTAATATTTAGACATCAGTTAATATTACATAATATTGATATTCCTGAATCAGAATATATGTTTGCAAAGGAATTGAAACGCAAATTTAGATTTGATTACTGTTACCCTAAAAAGAAATTAGCAATTGAAATAGAGGGCGGTATCTGGATAAATGGAAGGCATAACAGACCATCAGGATTTATAAAGGATATGGAGAAATATAATATTGCATGTGTATTAGGATACAGGATATTAAGATTTACAATACAGGATTTAAAAAAAGAACCCACATATATAACAATCAAAGATGCATTAGAAAACAGCGCATGACATACCATGCAATAACAGTAAGAAAGTACTTTAATGAGTGAGATATAAGACATGGATGCAAAAGAAAAAGCAAAAGAAATGGTGCACGTTTACACAAAAGAGTTGTTACGTACAAATTATAAAATTAACGGTTTAGTTATTAACAACTTAGCCATACAATGTGCTTTAATAGCAGTTGAAGAAATACTAGATGCAAGACCAGTCATCACATATACTCAAGTTGAATTTATCAATTTTTGGAATGATGTCAAGTCGGAGTTGCAGTCTTTGTGGGGCGTCGCAAATATATGCTAAATATGCGACAAAAGGAATAAGACATGGAACTTAAAGCAGCAATTGAAATACTGGAATATCACCAGCAATGGCGGTTAGGTAAACGTGATGAAATGATTCATGAACCTAAGAAATTAACAGAGTCAATTAATGTTATATTAATAGCAGTAAAAAAATTGCATTTAAATGATGAAAACAATAATGGATAAATAAACTATGCATATAAATAAATTAAAACTGCCTGATAGGGTATTAAATGAATTGCCTGATATTATTAGTAAATATGAAATTAATACTAATTTAAGATTAGCGCATTTTTTAGCGCAGGTGCATCATGAATCAGCAGGGTTTCATCTAACTGATGAAAATTTAAATTATTCAGCAAAACGATTATTAGAAGTATTCCCTAAATATTTTAAATCAGGTGAAATTGCAAAAAAATATGCATATCAACCAATGTTATTAGCATCATATGTATACGGCAATAGGATGGGCAATGGTGATGAATCAACACAGGAAGGGTTTAAATTTTCTGGACGTGGATTTATTCAGTTGACAGGGAAAAACAATTATATTGCATTTGATAAAGAGGTTCAGGAATCAGTAATTGATAATCCTGAATTAGTATCAACAAAATACCCTTTATTATCTGCGGGTTGGTATTGGGATACACGTAAATT